CTTTCGATAACAATATAAAGATAACTATTGAACTCCCTACATCTGTCTAGCTCTTTTCTGAATCTTTTATATCCTATACCAAGTGTTGACTTGAAATCCGATTCACTTTTCCGGTCAACATAAGTATAGTCATAGTATGAGCCGCCGATTGTATAATCACCGAAATCTAATTTCATTTCGGTAGAGTTTTTAAACTTTAATGGCTTTTGTTCTCTTGTATCTATTAGAATCGGCGTGTTTGAATAATCTTTATTGAATTGCTTTGGCAACGCTTTAGAAAGCATAGGCTTCATCTGCAATTGTTTACATGTATCTTTGTAGCTGCCAAAGACCTCTTTGCATAAGTCTATGTCTGGTAGATTGCTTGTTTGCAGATAAGTAGAGGGTGGACCAGCAGTTATACCCTTGGCTTGTAGTTTTTTTTGTAAAGCTGTTACAATGAAATCTTTAACGTCTTCTTTCGGTGCCTGTTTGCACCATTTGTTCATATTTCTTTTGTTTATGAACTCTGTAGAAAAATACTGCTTATAATTTTTAAAAGGTATCAACTCTCCAGTTAGCTTATCTTTTCTTTGATAGCTCTCCACATAGTAATCTCCTAAAAGCTTATCGTGCTTTTTGATGTGCGCGTGTAAGCTCCTCAATGAATCAAATGACTCCCCACATATTTTGCACTTAAATGACATCTTGCTGACTAATTCCTAATACTCTTGCTTTCCACTCTGCCATCCCCTCTAATCTTTCTGCTTCCTGCTTTACTGCCTCTTTTTGCATTTCTGCAATTCTTATCATTGTCTCTCTTTCTTCCTCTTCTTGGAAAAGCTGCACTATAGACAAAAATGAAGCGTTTTCTTTGTTTAGCTTCTTCATCCTCTCGCTTCTGTCTCCTTGAAGCTTTTTTGTGAGATTCTCAATACGAGTTTCGCATTGATGATACTCCGAACTCTTGGTTTTGATAATTTCCGCAAGCCTGATAGACATTTCTTGCTGCTCGTCTGCCTCATCAAACATACTGTTAAGTTTATTTAAGTGGGCGCTGATAACTTCAAGATTAATAACCTCTTTGCACACATTTAAATACAAATTAATTTCATCAGCAGTCAAATCTGGCTTGTCCCAAGTTAAACGCACAAATTCATGTTCAAACAGAACTCTATCCTCTTCATTTAAAAAATTGTTAATAATTTTTAGAAATCTTGAGTTAGAAAGGTTAACTCCGAGTTTTTCTACGCAAATTTGCTTTTGTCTGTTAAGTTTCGATTCATTTAACCCCAAACCAGTGGCATCATTGATTTTTTTGATGATTCTGGATGAAGACTTCGGTGCAATGTATGAATTGAGAGCGCCTGAATCTTGAGATGGTAAAATGTCAGGATTAACCTCTCTGATTTCAGCTAACACAGCTCTTTGCTCTGCACTTAGAGGTCTGACAATTCTAGAAGGGAAAACAATTTTAGCTATCTCCAAAGAAGACATCCCTTCTTCTGCTTGTTGAATTATAAATTCTTTTTGTTCGTTTGTGAACTCTATGCTCTCTGCTGGAACTCTCCCCGTTGTTTTAAAGTCTATAGAGTTTTCTACTAAAAACTTTCTAACAGCTCGCCCTTCTTTAGATCTTCCGTCTAAAGAGTCATCTTCAAAGCACTGCTTTGTCAGATCAATTAAGTTAGGAATTTTTGATGCGTTTTCCCTTAAAAAATCTTTCTGTTCTTTAGTTAGGTCCATCTTCTATAATATCTTGGTCCCTTAGTATTTCCATAGCCACTTGTAGGAACTTCTTTTTTAAATTCTTCACTTGTCTATAGCCAAGCTTTCTTTTTTGAGCGGATATTTTATAACCCATGAATTTAGCAACGTCCTCTTCATTATTTTTATCAAAGTAAAGCATTCTGTAAGCAGTATAATGAATATTACTTAAACGGCGCTTCATCTCTCCATCCAACTTTTCTAAAGAAGAATTAAAGTCAAAATCAACATATTCTTTACTTGTGACTTCTTTTACAAAATCTTCTGTAGATAATGGTATTTTTATTTCTAACGCGGTTTTTTTAGATTTTTCCCACTTTTGGCAAATCGGGCATATTGATGAATCATGGTTTGAAAATTGATAATCTGGACACGGGTTAACATAATTACCGTAATGGTTTCTTATGAGGTTGCGAATTTGATTAGATATAATTCTGCCAATCCAAGGTTCAAGCGGTCTCTCTTGATCCCACATGTGCCATTTTCTAGAAATGTGAAGTTTGATGATTTGTTGAACATCATCAAAGTCAAACCACCTGACAGCATTTAACCTCCACTTATACTGCTGTCTTTTTATCGCGGCATCAATTACTTCAGAAAAGTCTTCGTATGTATAATCACCCTTCTTTTTTCTTTTCATCAATAAATTCATTAATAGATCTAGCCTTTCTCTTCCGAGGAGTCTCGGATTCAGGTGACTCTCCTATTAAGGAACCGAATGTCATAGGGCGCTTATCTGATGCTTGCACCTCCACTTCGATGCTAGAAATGTTAGGAACGCTTTCTGCATCCGTTTCGTCTTTAGAAATAACAACAGATTTTTCTAAAACAGGCATACCTGCCGAAGTGTTCGCTGTAGAGGTAGAAGCTAAAGAATTAAGTTGAATACCGCACTTTCCGCAAAAGTTAGGTTTCGCATGAGCGTAAGAAATTTTTGTTCCGCAACTGTGACAAAATAGATGAGCCATACTATATTTTATTTAATTAAAATAGTTTTTTCAAAAAAAACAAGGCATGTGTCCTTTTTATCAGTAGCAGTTCGCCGCTTGCGCGTGACACTTTTTTCTTGCTTATATATATAATATTACACTTCCTTACCTTTTTCTAACTTAGAAATGATAAACTTTAAAATTTTACTACGAACAATATCATTTCTGTTAAAAGAAAAGGAATGTATTCCGTTCTCTTTTGATTTGTCATCAGAGAAAATATCAAACATATCTTTGAAGCCAGTTTTACCGTTGATATCGCTTTGCATAAAGTCTCCGCATATAACTAACTTGGTGTCCTCACCAATTCTAGTTATCAAGGTAGTTAACTCTTTAAATGTAAAGTTTTGAGCTTCATCTGCCACGATTAACTTATTATTCCAGTTTGCTCCTCTTAAAAAGTTTACAGGGATTGCTGTGACCCTCTCTTTCTGTTTTAAGAAGGCTGTATCTCCTTCGTATATTATTTCTTCAAGTTTATCATATAACGGTAGCGTAAAAGGGTTAAACTTTTCAGACATATCTCCTGGTAGGCTACCCAAGCCTTTATCTGCGCTTTCGACAATACTTCTTATATAAAGAAGATCTTTTTCCTTATCTTCAGCCATTAAACGCAAACACCCATACAAAGACATGTATGTTTTACTAGAACCTGCTGGACCAGACACAAACATGATTTTGACCTCTTCATCTAGCAACGTAGCTAGAAATTTGCGCTGATTTGGGGTAAATTTAAATTTCCTTTCCTTAAACTTGATAGAGTGGAAAGTGTGAGGCTCTAAACGAAAATTAGACAATTTTTTAAGTGCCATATGTAATAATAATTACACTTAAATCATAATTTTATTTGCTTAATTGTGGCGCTAGTTGTCAAAGTTTCGCCACCATTAGTAGAGAGAGATTGTGTTAAAACTCTAGAACCAGCGTCAAATTTAATTAAATCTACAATCTGTGACATAGCGGCTGTGCCTCCTATACCACATACGCTGACACTCAACGAGTTAGATAAAGATTGTCCACTAAAATTTATAAGGCTATTCAATCCTGTTGATACCACAGTAAGCTCTTCCTCAACTCCATCGAGCAACATTGAAGAAGCGTTAACCGAACCAATGCCGTAAACGGGAGTTCTGGCGTATTTTCTTGTAAAACTTATTTGGCTTTGTGTGTTATTTAAAATATTTGCATTATCATCTATAAGGCAAGTATGACCATAAGCTACTGCGTCACTATCCAAAGGCACAGTCGAACCACCGTAAGGGTTGCTATCTCCACTTATAGGCCCATCAATAGCAGGATCTAAAGAAACAAAACTAGCATTTAAAGTAACAGCGGCGAACGGGTCTATATTTATAGATACATCCGTT